TTTATAATGACTATGTTAGAGATGGAGTAGTTCAAAAACTTTAACAAAACCATATTTATACAATATGGACTATAATAAAGAAATATTTAAAGGTAAAACCATAGCTAAGTTGATGGAAGAAGCTTATAAAGATAAAAATGATAAAAGCTCTCAACTTAGATCAATGATTAATCAATTAAAAGATTTAATCAACGATGGGGGTGATGCTGTAATGATGGTTCCATTAATTAAAGAATATATGGATTTACTCATTAAAAATGATGATACTATCATTAAAATACTTACTATTATACAAAAAATAGAAGCAGTAAGTTTAAGAGCACAAGAAGAAAACGGTGGAATGATGTCTGATAAAGACAAAGAACTTTTATTTGCTAGTTTAGAAGATTTAGGAATAAGTAATATATAATGGCAGACGCATCTAATTTTACATCATATAATAATGTTATGCCTAACATTTCTGTTGGGGGTGCTGTTAGTACATTTACTAATAAAAAAAGATCTAATAGTAATAAACCTTTTAGATATAAGGTTGTTAAAATAAATCCTGATAATTCTATTATATACCAAGATACTTTTGAAAATTTTGGTAAAACTAATACAGAAGGAAATCCACCTCCTCCAAATACTTACATAGCTTACCCTCAAAGTCAGGGTCAAATGCAATTCCCTTCAGGATCAGAATTTATAGATCTTATATTTGCTCCCGAACCATATTCTATAAGTGGGAATAAATCAAGTACTAAAAATATAGCTTATTGGAGTAGTGCTCAAGGATCTTTAAATATTTGGAATCAATCTTATGAAAATACAAGTAATGAACCTTTAAATAATATAACATTAGATCCTTCAATTCCTGGATGTATTGAAGAAAGTGTATTATCTAATGTAAGTATAACAAGTATGCAAAATGCAGCTAATGGATTTGTAATATAATGTCAGCAGGAGTACATAGAATAGCAGGTAGAAATAATAATAAAGTAGATCTTAATCCAGAAGGATCTATAGAAATGTCATCTATTGGATCATCAATTACTATTAATTCACCTATTGTAACATCTCCAAATACAATTTCTGTCTCTCCATCTACAACAACTTTAATAATTCCAAACCAAACATCATCTATATTAACTGTATTAGAAGAAGCCACAGATATAATACCAACAATTCCTATTTCTTTTCCAACAAGTAGTATTACTGGAAGTACAACATCTAGTATTCTTAAAGAAGAAGAACAATTTTTACCAGAAGAAGAATATTTATTTTTTGTTCCTTCTTATCAAGATATTATCAATATAACTGATACAACAGTAATAAACACAAATCCTACTACTGATCCTATATCATATTATGGTAGTACAGGTGCTACTACTACTGTAACAAATATAAAATATGATGGAACTAAAATAGCAGCAAGTGAAAGAGATTTTTATGTTGATGGAGTTGGATATCAATCTCAATCTCCTCTTAACTGGACATGTTTAGTTACTAGTGTTGGTTTACTATTTGATTGGGAAAGAAAATATGGAACTAATAAAACATACGGTTTAACAGTACGTAAAGATTTTCCTAATCTTACTCCAAGTGGAGGTGGAGGTAAATATTTAAAACCTGTAGGCCCTACAGGTGGTAAAGAGATGTTACATGGTGCAATTATAGCTGATTATCCTAATTACTCTCAAGCCGAAAGATCAGAAATAAGTGATCCTTTTACTGCTTATAAAGATTTTTTTAGAAAAGTAAATAAACCTATTATAATTAGAATAGCAGGTACAGGAAATAGACCTAAAGGACACTATGTTGTAATGATTGGAATAACTAAAAATGGAAATATAATAGTTCATGATCCTGCTAATAATATAGTATATAATAAAGATCAAATTATAACAGAAGAAAGACTATTAAGAGTAGGAGAAGCAGAAAATAGAATAAATTATAATATTTTTTATATCAAATAATGAGTAAACACAATATACAAATAAAATCAGAAAATGTTTACATAAGTTCATCTTTAAATAGTATTAGTATGTCTGCTAATACCGATTTAGTAGTTTATACAGGCGAAGGTGTAGTTTTTTCTACAGGTGTTGAGGGTAGTATTGATCCTAAAAATAATTTTATTGTAAATTCTCAAAACATTGTTTTAGGTTACGCTAAAAATACTACTATAACAGAAGAATCAGTAGTAAAATCAGATCAACTAATTAAAGTTTTATCTAATATGTTAAGTATTATGAATGATATTGTAAATAATCCTTCTGAAACTCAGGCTATAAGTGGAGATATTTTACAAATATCTGCTTCTTTAAATAATATTAAATCAATAACAACTAAAACTTACTAATGGCTTTAGATATAGAACAAATAAAAAGTTTTCAAGTAGGTAATAAAACTATTACTCAAAGTACTACAACAGTAATACCTGGACTTAGTCCTATTACTGGTTCTAGTAGTCTACAAAAAACTGTAGAAAGTATTAGTCAATTAAGTAGTAAATCAAATGAAATATCAAGTTTTATAAATGATGCCGGTATTGCTGGTGGAAATCAACCCTTTAATATTTCTACATTTGCTCGTGAATTTATTTTTAAATCTCAACAACAAGAACAAGAAGAATCTACTACAGGAAAAGTAACAGATAGTAAACCTATTACAAGAAGAATCAAACAAATTACTAAAAAATTAGTAGATAATATTGCTCAAAATTATATTAGATCAGGTAGATTATTAAGTATTTTAGAAAAAAATGTAAATAAAGTATTAGCTCAGAGTAATGTAAATTTTGTAAGTGTAGAAAATGGTAAAATAGTAGCCCAACCAATTCAAAGTCAACAAGTAAATCAAGCTATTCAAAATATCCAAAAAACAGTAGATACTTATGTGTTAGCAGTAGATAAATATGCTCGTCGAGTCTATAATACAGATGAAATTAGAACTGTTGATCAATTAAGACAAAATTTAAGTTTAAATAAACTAATTCCAATTTACGATAAAATATTAGCTGTTAAATTAGAAATATTACAAATACAAATTAAAAGAAGAAAAGCTCAAGACTTAATAATAGCTGCTAATGCTGCTTCTCAAGTACCTGTTCCTAATGTTGCTTTAGCAACAGAATATGCTCAAAGAGCAACTCAATATACTGCTAATGAATTAAATAGTTTAGAAGACTTAGCTGAAGCTTATAAAGAATTTGAAGCAATAAAAGAGAAAGTAGAATTTTATGGCACAAAATATGAAAAAACTAAAAATCAACTTTTAAATATTCAACAAACTATAAATAACTATCAGTCTCAAATATTTAATAAAGCTTTAACTCAAGTAAACAACCAATTAACTGGATCTTATAATCAACTAACTGGGTCTGTAGTAACAACAATTAGTAATATAACAGGAAGCACAATAATATAACATAAAATTTTATAATTTAATATTTATACCAATATGAACAGTACAGAAAAATTGCTAAAGTTAATACAAGAAGTAGTTCGTAAAGAAGTTAGAGCAGCTCTTAAAGAAGAATTAGGTAAATCCTCTATTAAAGAAACTTACAATCCAACAATAGAAAGTATTAAAAGAGCTCCTAAACCTAAATCAACCGGAAATTCAATTCAAGATCTTTTAAACGAAACTGCTTATGAAGGTGAATGGAGAACACTAGGAGGAGGTACTTTTGACTCTCACCAAGTTCAAAATTTTGGTTTTCAACAACAATTAATGAATGAATATGGAGGAGGAGCTACTCCTGTAACTAAAGGAATTGAAGGTTTTATTCAACAAAATAATAACGGAGCACAAGATATCAGACAAGTACAAGTAAATAGTGTACCTGATTTTAGTGATATGATGAATACAATGAAGAAAAAAGGGTTATTATAATGACTACAAGACCATTATATAGATATGCTGATATAGCTACTGGAACTCTAAAAAGAGAAATAGGAATTAGTATACAATTCCAACAACCAGAAGTTTTTATGAGTACATATACTACAACCCAACAAGTAAAAAATCAATTAATAAACTATATTCTTACAAACCCCGGTGAAAGAATGTTTCAACCTTATTATGGAGCCGGAATACGACAAGGTTTATTTGAACAAAATCAAATAGATTTTTCTGGTTTAGAAGAAACATTAAAAACAGGAATAGAACAAAATGTACAAAATATAGTTGTAAAAAGTGTTAATACTTCAAGTACAGGAGATAATACAATCAACATAGGTATTACATATTCTATTAATGGAATTGTAGATGAATTAAATGTAGAAATAGCAACATCATAATGGCAATACAATATTTAAATAAAGATTTTCAACAACTACAACAAGCTTTAGTAGATTATATTAAAAATAACTACCAAAACTATTCTGACTTTGGTCCGAGTTCACCAGGTAATATGTTTATTGACTTATCAGCATATGTAGGAGATGTATTATCTTTTTATACTGATACTCAAGTTCAAGAAACTTTACTTTTAGAAGCTAAAGAAAGAAAAAATATTCTTCCTATTGCTTATAGTTTAGGATATAGTCCAAAAATGACTAGACCCTCTACAGTAGTTTTAGACGTATATCAACTCATACCTTCTGATGCAGCGAATAGTTACCTGCCTGATTGGAGGTATGCGGTAAGAATACCCGAAAACACGCAAGTAGGCAGTACTTCTCAACCTGACGTTACATTCTTAACTCAAAATTTAGTAGATTTTAACTACAGCAGTAGTTTTGATCCTACAGATGTAAGTGTTTATAGTTATTATACTGCTACTACTAATCCTTTATTTTATGTTATTAAAAAACAAGTAGAAGCTTTTTCTGGTACTGTTGAAACTCAAAGTTTTAATTTTACTACTTTAGAACAATTTTCTAAAATAACTTTAGTTAATGAAAATATAATCCAAATTCTTGAAGCTGTAGATAGTGATGGAAATACATGGTATGAAGTACCTTATTTAGCTCAAGATACTATCATAGATAAAACATACAATATTAGTGTTTTTGAACCTAACTACTCTCAGTATAATGATCAAGCTCCATTTATGTTGAGATTAAAAAAAGTAAATAAAAGATTTACGGCTCAATTTATAAGTGATACTGAATTAGAAATTAGTTTTGGAGCAGGTACAACAGGAAAAGACAGTGAATTAATTATTCCTAATCCTGATAATGTTGGTTTAGGCATACAGGATGGAATTAGTGCATTTAATACAGCTTTTGATCCTTCTAACTTTTTCTTTACAAATGAATATGGTCAAGCTCCTGTAAATACTACTATTACTTTTACATATCTTGTTGGTGGTGGGGCTCAAAGTAATGTTCCTGCTAATGATGTCAATCAATTGGTTACATCAAACGCTCAACTAAATGATTATGGCTTAAATGCCTCTACAGTACAAACTGTATTAGAAAGTATTAAATTTAATAACTCTATTGGTGCTACTGGGGGTGGACCTGGAGATACTTTAGAGGAAATAAGATTAAATGCTTTAGCAAATTTTCCTACTCAATTAAGAAACGTTACTAAAGATGATTATTTAGTAAGAATATTATCTATGCCTAATGAGTTTGGATATATTGCTAAAGCTTATGTAGTTCAAGATTTAAATTTAAACGCTGATAGAGATAATACTCAAAGTTTAGTTAACCTGAATCCTTTAGCACTAAGTGCTTATGTATTATCTACTAATAATGATGGTAAATTAACTACAGCTAACGCAGCTGTAAAACAAAACTTAAAAACATATTTAAGTCAATATAAAATGTTAACAGATGCTGTTACAATTAAAAATGCTTTTTATGTTAATATAGGAATCAACTTTGAAATACAGGTATTACAAGGTTTTAATGCCCAACAAGTTTTAATTGGTTGCATTAATGCTTTAAAAGAATTTTTTAATACTAAAAATTGGTCAATAAATCAACCTATTATATTAAGTCAAGTAGAAAATTGTATTAGTTGTAATAATGTAAATGGAGTAGCAGCTGTAAAAAAATTAGAATTTATCAATAAGTTTGGAGGTCTATATAGCCCATACACATATGATTTATCAGGAGCTACTTTAGGAGGTATTATTTATCCTAGTTTAGATCCTATGATTTTTGAAATTAGATTCCCAGACAGTGATATCTTAGGACGAGTTGTTGGAGCTTAATATTTATAATATATGTTTTCTCAATTATTTCCTTCTAAAGACGCAACATTATATTCACTATACCCAGAAACAAATACGGGTTTAGATCCTATATTAGAATTTACTAAGCCAGATCCATATAATGCTTCTAGAATGCTTATTCAGTTTGACCAAACTGAGATAATGGATACTTTAAGTAAGGTTAGTGAAACATCAACATCATCAGGTAGTTGGGCCGCTTATTTAAGAGTATATGCTTCTCAAGTAGAAAGTTTACCTACAGTACTCCCAATAGTAGTTAATCCTGTTTCTCAAGAATGGGATCAAGGAACGGGTCGATTAGCAAATTCCCCAACTACTGTAAATGGAGCTAGTTGGTTAGGACCTAAAACAGGAAGTTTTTGGATAATAAATAATACTTCTTCACTTTATTACGTAAATGATTATGCTTTAAGTGGATATGTAACAGGAGTACCCATAACAGGATCTTATTTATCAGGATCAGTAGGAGGAGGAGCTTGGTATACTAGTAGTTATGCAACAACAACAATATCACAATACACTCCACAGGATTTATACATAAATGTAACTTCTATTATAAGTCAATGGTCATCTTCTTTAATACCTAATAATGGTTTTATTTTAAGAGTTAGTGAATCTATAGAAAATAATCCAAATTATCAATATATTTTAGATTACTTTAGTAGAGATACAAATACGATTTATCCTCCTTCTTTGTTTTTTTATTGGAAAAATCAAGTTTTTAACCCAGATATAACTAAACTTCAAACAAATCAAGTTTTTGATGTATCTATTGGAAATAATGATGGAGTTTATTATGCTGAAAGTAATGTTAGATTTACTGTGGCTTCAAGAGATAAATATCCTCAAAGACAATTTGTAACTTCTTCATTATATGAATTTAATAAAACTTTACCTTCACAAAGTTTTTATCAAATCATTGATGTAGATACTAACGAAACTATAATACCATTTAATGACCCAGGCACATTAATAAGTGCTAATGGAACTGGATCATACTTTAATGTAGATATGAGCACACTAGAACCAGAAAGATTTTACACAATACAAATTAAAGTAAATATTGATGGAAGTACTTATATAAAAGATGATAGTGATATGAAATTTAAAGTTTCTCAAACTATATTCCCATGAGTAAAATAACTATACCAACTAAAAAAACAATATATAGTAAAGATATTAATAAAGTAGTAGATACTGGATTCAACACAGTTATTAATCCAAATAATACTACTGAAGTAGTAAGTACTATTCCAACAGTAAGTGAGTTTTTTGAAAACTATGATATTTTATTTTATGAAATTCCAACAACTGGAGAAAATTCACATACTACTCTTGTAGAAAGAAGTAGTGAATATTTAGGTTTAGATTTAAATTTATTATTAGAACAATTAAACTTTTTGCAAGAACAAAATAAATTATTACAACAACAAATAAACGAATTTAATACAAATATTTAATGCCTGTACAAATACTTCCATCATATATCAATAATAATATTTTAACTCCACAAGAGCAAAATCTTGTAGCGAGTAATGAAATGACTAGGTTTTTTGGTATATCTGGAGACTATGTGCAGTTATTTATTTATACTAATTTAGATACTTTAGTTTTTAATAGTCCTAATTTTCAAGAATACAGTGTTACTGAAAATAAAGAAATAAATTTTGACCCAGCATACGATATAGAAAGTGCTGGTTTTAGATTGGGTACATATAATATGGTCTATAATTTTTTAAGACCTTTATTAACTCAAAATCCGAATTTAGATTTATTTATTTATTCAATTTCACCAGATAGAAGAGAAATTAAAGTAAGAACAACAGCAGATAATGATTTATTTTTTTCAAACGCTGTTGCTTATATAGATTTAATTCAAGCGAGAGATTATTTTATTGAATATTATCTTGATTTTGGAAATAATAATTTAATTACTGCTTTATCGTTAGCAGTAGAAAAAGATGTTTTTGGAACATCTACAGTAATTGTTAAATTGGAAAATCCACTTCCACAAAATATTGTTGTTAATAGTCCATTAAATGTTGTAGAAAAAATAGTAAATACTTATAAGTATCAAGCTATTTTAACATCAGATGTTTCTTCTTCTGTAGAATTTCCTAGTTTAAGAGAAGCAAATTTTACTTTAGATGTTGATAGTTATAGAATTGGTTCAAGTGATTATTATAACTACACCCAAATTACAAATTTAACTCAGTCTAGTGAGTTACAAACAATGTTAGCTTTTATTTCAAGTAGTAATCCAACAATCAATGTAGATTATACTGAATATGTTAATTTTGTTCATTTTGGTTCTGCTCAACAACAATTAGAAACTTTTAAATATAAATTAGGTAAAATACAAAATCTACAAAGTGGTATAAGTAGTTTACCTCCTACTGACTTAAATAGAATTATTTCTCAATCTGTAATAGATCAAACAATTCAGGGCTTTACAAATTATGAAGAATATTTATATTATGAATCAAGCAGCACATCTTGGCCAAAATCAAATACAACTCTTCCTTACATAAACCAAAATACAGGATCTACAGAATCTATTCTTTGGTATAACAACCAATCATACTCAGCAAGTTATTATGATGAATTTAACAATAATAACTTAATTTATGCTTTACCTACATACTTACAAGAAAGTCCAACCTTCTCAAATGTAGAACCTTTTGTATATTCGATGGGTCAAATGTTTGATGAAATTTGGCTTTATATTAAAGCTATGACTGATTTATGGAAAGCAGATAATTCATTAGCTGATGGTATTAGTAAAGATATGGTTGGAAATGCTCTTCAAAGTTTAGGTATTAAACTTTATACTGATGGAGACCAAGACAATCTTTATACATGGTTATATGGAACAAATCAACAAGGTAGTCCATATTTTCAAACAGCTTCTTGGCAAACAGGAATTACAGCATCACAATATACTTTATCTGGTCAAGATGAAACAAAAAGTGTGTTTAAGAGAATTTACGCTAACTTGCCTACATTATTAAAAAGTAAAGGAACAGATAGATTTGTTAATTATTTAAATACACTTTATGGCATTCCTGATACTATTTTATTCCCTATGGAATTTGGTGGTATAGATAAAACAAGTAATACAGCAGAATATAATTACTCTAGATTTTCTGCTGCGTTACAATTCCAACCTTTTAAATATAGTTTTGTAGATAATCTTACAACAAGTTCTTATGGCATACAAAATATAGAATTTAGATTTAAACCAACTAATTTAAATACATCAAATAACCAAACACTATTAATAGGATCAGATCATTTTAATCCTTCAACAGCTAATTGGGTAATTTATTTACAACCAACTAGTATAAATGGTTATGATTATGCTAATGTAGTTCTTTGGACTAATACAACAAATGTAACCCAAAGTGTTTCTATACCAGCGTTTGTAACAGGTAGTAATAAAGAATATAATTGGTGGAATGTAGTTTGGCAAAATGAAGGAACGGGATCTATTTTATATGTAAAAAATGAATTAAATGGTGAAATAGGATACAATGTTTCTACATCTTATTCTATTCCTGTTTATGATGATATTACTACTAGAATTGAATTAGGAAGTGTAAATCCATTATTTTCAACTACTCTTCCTTCAAGTTTATCATTAGGTAGTTGTTACTCTCAACTACAAGAATTAAGAGGGTGGTCAATATCTTTAAGTGAATCTGTATTAAATTCTCATACTCTTAACCCAGAATCTTACGTAGGTAACACTACAAATGATGCTTATGATAACTTAATATTTAGATTTCCTTTAGGAAATGATTTATATACTAATTTTGGTGTTGTAACAGGCAGCCAACCAAACTTAACTCCTAATTATTTCTTATATTTTAACGGAACTTGGCAACCTAGTGATTATGTATACTCTACAGAACAATATTATACTCAACCGGCAGTGGGTGGATACTCAGTTCCAAACACAGATAAAATAAGAATAGAAAGTCAAACTTTAGCAACTAATAGATTACAACTTCTTAAATCTGTAGTTTATAACAACCCTACAAGTAGTAGAACTAATGATATTCATTTGACTCAAGTTGGTTTTAGTCCACAAGATCAAATAAATAATGATATTATAGCTCAATTAGGTACTACATACAATTTAGATCAAATAATAGGAGACCCAAGATATAGCGATTTAAATTATTATCCTGGTTTAGAAACATTACAAGAAGACTATTTTGAAAAATACATTAGTCCTTATAATTATAAAGATTTTATTCAATTAATTGAAACATATCACAAATCTTTATTTAGATATTTAGAAACTTACATTCCGGGCAGAGCAAATAATACTTCTGGAGTTGTAATAAAACCTCATATTCTTGAAAGAAATAAAACAAGAAGATATGAACCTACTATTGACACAGCATCTTATGATGGCCAAATAGAAACGGTAACTATTGTAGGATCAAACTCAGGAGACTACTGTTGTTCAAGAAATTCAGCAATAAATGAAGCCTTTTTTGATGGTGAATTAAGTGGAAGTTATATTGAAATTTGGAGTGCTTATGAACAAAATAATCCATTTACTAGAGCTATTTGTGATTGCCACCAATATCAAGTTACTACAAATGGACAAATAGTTTGGATTGATTGTAATGGAGAAACTAAAGTAGATTCTAGTGTTTCTCAAAGAGTAGTACAATTAACAGCATGTAGAGATAAAGTAACTACAGTAGGTGGTACGAATTTTTATTTACAAGATTTAGGAAGATTTAGTGAAGGTCAAGCTTTTGTAGAACAATATGAAGGATGGGATGCTTTAGATAATAACGTTGTTCCAAATATTCAATCTCAATTTAAATTTAAAAAATTACCTACATCTCAATCTATTAATACAAATTCTTTAGGTAATTGCGTTAGATATAAAGTATGGAACTTAGGAACTCAAGGTGGAACTCCGGCTCAAGCTAATAATCCTATTTATTTTAATTATACAGATTGTAATGGCATAGGTGTATTATGTGGAGTTGTTAATTCAAGTCCTTTTCCAAATTACGGTCCTAATTTTATTTATGTAGAAGCTATAATAAACTCTTTAGGATATGATGCTTTTGGATTTTGTGGTACTAATGGCCCCGCAAATAATTTTCAAGTAGATTTTGATGGTTACATAAGACAAATAGATAATAGAATATTTACTCAATTTTCATCTTCTATTGAATGGCAAGACACTAATTTAAGTGATGCTGGATATGTTAAAAGTAGAGAAATAGGTAGTTCAACAACAGCTCTTGATTTTAATCAAACTTTTTCTACTACTTCTAGTATTATTACTTATGATACAACATTTTTAGGAAATAATTCACTTCCAAATGTTGAACAAACTCAGGAATATATTCTTTTCGTAGATACTGCTGAAAATACTTTAGCAGAAAGATTTGGAAGTACACAATATCACATAAAACTTTTAATAGATAATACAGGAAGTATTTATAAACCTGAAGAAAGTGCATCATATTTTTATAATACTGATCAAAATTTTGGAAGTGACACACCAGTAGCTGTAGCTATATATAATGGTAGTGGAAGTTTTAATCAAGACTTTGAAACAACTGTTTATCAACCTTTAAAAAGATTTGAAACCATAATACACTCAGACACAGGATCTTATAATAGTTTATTTTTAAAATCAGGTTTTATTCCTACAATGTCTTTCACTAGTATAGGTGGATTTTTAACAAATGTAGAAGCATATATTAAAAATGTTCCTAATGGAGATTATGTTCCTGTAAATTTTGAAGGAATAAAATATTCTACAATTATTAGAGATGATGCTGGTGGATGGAATCTATCAACTTATATATATACTGCTCCTAAAAATTTTAGTAATCAAGTTCAAATTACAGCGTCTGTAAAGTATGATAATGAAAATGCTGGACAAATAACAGGAATAACTACTAGATTATTTAAAAATGGAGATGTATTGAATGGGGACTATAATAGAAGTATAGGAGGAGGCCAACAAGCAACGGTTCAATTAAAAACAATAACTGATTATAATGAAGGAGATCAATTTTATGTAATATATGACTGTACCGATACTGCCAATAAAAGAGAAGATTTACATATAATAAATGGTACTTCTCCTAATGATACCTATTTTATAATAACAGCAGGTGCTGGAAATACAGTTCCTACAGTAACAAGTAGCTATTATTTTACAAGTAGTTTTGAAGGAACTGTTTTAACAGCTTCAACAGCTTTAAGTTATTTTTATGGACCTGGATATGTTCAAACTCCTGTTGTATCAAATGGAACTGGAAGTGGATTTAAAGAT